GCTCAAGACTGCACTGGGGGTCAAGTAATGCACGATCACACAAACAACGTGGCAGCGGGTGCAGGCATCGCATTGGCCAGCCTCGGCACCCTGTTTGCCCAAGCTCAGCCCGGTTCCATTTCGATGGCGGGCTCAATCATTGCCTTGGCGTTCGTGATCGTGCGAGCGGCTCAAGAAGTGGCTATGCGGTGGCTTGCCGTGCAGGCCCAGAAAGCCGAGTGCGATCACGCCAAGCAAGCCTTGGAAGACTGCGAAAAGAAGCACGCCGACAACATGCTGCTGATCAGCAAAGGTCGCTGTCCACTGGCCGAAAATGGCGAGTTCTCGTGTATCCCAGGATATAAAGGGTGACGCCCTGCTGCTGGCTGTGTGGATGTGAGGTCAAAGGCCCAGCACGGTCACGCTATCGCCCACCAGGATCGAAAAATTTTAAGCCCCTGCATTCGGCTTGCGCCATGATCATGTATCACATGCATCCGATGCGAAAATCAATCGACGGCGAGCGGAATGCGGTGATAACGGGGCCACGCTATACCTACAACTGGGAAAAAGATGTCTGGTACTGAGGGCTCACTAAAAAAAAGGAATCGCCCTGAAATCGCGGCTGATTTCTATGCCCTCATTTTGGCCGACCTGGAGCGATACAAAGGAAATCTGGACCGGCTTGCCGATGGTGTTTATATCGAGGATGACCGGGGTCGGGTGTATACGACACCGCCTGACCGGCAAGCAAACATTTACCTGATTGATCGCGTTTTGGGCCGCCCGAACGACAGCAGCACACCACCAGCGACAAAGATTTACGTTGAGTACCGAGACGATCCCGACGATCCGGCTTCAGAAGCTCCATCCGGGGCAGAAATTGGTGGTGAGCCAAGCGAGCCGGTTTAATGTGGTCGATTGCGGACGGCGCTGGGGCAAAACCGTGCTGGGCACGGATCGCATCATCCACCCCGCATTGCAAGGCTACCCGGTCGGCTGGTTTGCCCCTGAGTACAAGTACCTCACCGAAGTCTGGGACACGATCAACCGACGCCTCAAACCGATCATTGAGCAAAGCAACAAAAGCGAAGGCCGCATCAGGTTGACCACGGGCGGAGTGGTCGAGTTCTGGAGTCTCAAGGACAACCCCGACGCTGGCAGAAGCCGCAAGTACAAGCACATCGTGGTAGATGAGGCCGCCATGTGCAAGGCGCTGGAAACGGCGTGGAACAAGGCAATACGCCCCACGCTGACAGACTTGCGAGGGAGTGCGGATTTCCTTTCCACGCCAAAAGGGATGAACTTCTTTGCGGCGGCGTACCAGTGGGGGCAGGACGGTAAGCCCGGCTGGAAGAGCTGGCGAATGCCAACTTCGACCAACCCGCATGTGCCACTGGAAGAAATCGAGGAACAACGGGCAACCCTGCCCGAACGAGTATTTGCCCAAGAATTTGAAGCCACGTTCTTGGAGGACGCTGGCGGAGTCTTCCGGGGTGTACGTGAGGCAGTAGACAAAGGACGCAAAGCAAACGAAGCACCGTCCGATTCCCTCACGTACACGCTCGGGATTGACCTGGCACGCACCGAAGACTTCACGGTTTTGTCGATCTTCTCCAGCGATGCCCGGCAAGTTTACTTTGAGCGGTTCAACCAGATCAGTTGGGAACGCCAGCTCGATCGGATCGAAACCGTTTGCAGGCAATACAGCGCCACGGCTTACGTTGATTCTACTGGCCTGGGTGATCCGCTATTCGAGCGACTGCGGAAGACTGGCATCAACGTGAGGGGCTACACGCTCACGAATGCCAGCAAGGAAAACCTGATCGACAATCTGGCCATCAGAATCGAAAAGGGCGAAGTCAAGCTCCTTGACCATGACGTTCAGACAACGGAATTGCTTGCCTACCAGTACGAGCTAACGCAGGCCCGCAACGTGCGCATGGGTGCCCCCGATGGCATGCATGACGACACGGTAATTGCCCTGGCTCTCGCGGCATGGGGACTCGGCAGACGGCGAACGATGCGAATCAACACCTCCGTTGACGTTCAACGGCACGACAAGGAAGACGATTGAGTATCCGCGAAAACATCCGCGAAGCGTTTAAGGCCCTGATGGGCGGTCGCCCTCCGGCGAGCCCGTGGAGCATGATGAACGCGGGCACCGGCCTACGGTGGGTGCCGCCTGGCTCGCAACTGGATTACCAGCGCGAAGCGGGCGACCTGCGCCGTCATGCCGTGCTTTCCATCGCGCTTGATTGGCTCACGCGGCAATTCTTGTCGGCCCCGATGGTGGTGGGCTACGAGCAGGAAAGCAAAGAAGAGCAGGCGATTCCCAACCATCCCGCGCTGCAACTGCTGGAGCGGGCTAACCCGTTTTGGCCTGGACGGCAGACATGGGCAGGCATTCTCAGCGATTACCTGATCTACGGCAACGCCTACGCCGCCAAAGTGCGAGGGGCTGGGGGGCTGCCCACAGAAATCTACTGGCTCCCCGCCAAGTGGATGATCGTGGTGGCAAGCCCCGCTGGCGTGTATCCGCCGGTCAAAGAATACCGCTATCGCATGGGCAGCATGCAAGTGGCCTACGAGCCCAGCGACGTGATCCACTTCCGCGACGTGCCCGACCCCGACAACGCCCTGCTTGGCCTGGGCAAGATCCAGTGTCAGATTCGCAACGCGGCAGCAATCAACGCGGGCGAACGCTACACGGCCAGCGTGCTACGCAATGGCACAGTGGGCAAGCTCTTGAGCCCCAAGGTTAGCGTAGAAGAGGTGCTCAAGGGTGGCGGCCCTGATGAGGCCCAGATGGGCATGGCATCGCGTGCGATCCGTAACCGCCTGGGTGGTGAGTCTGCAGGCAGCGTGACCGACGTAAACATCCCCGTTGACCTGGTGGACCTTGGCACCGGCCCCGAAGGCATGCTGATCGACCGCATTCTCGACCGACCGGAAAGCATGCTGCTCTCGGCTCTCGGCTTGAATAGCATGGCGCTGGACCTGCCCAGCAGTGCCGAAACACGCACGTATGCCAACAAGAAAGAAGCACGCCGAGAAGCCTGGGAACATGCGGTGATTCCGCTACAGGATGCGATTGCCGACCATCTCACCAATCAGCTCCTCATTGAATTTGACCCACGGCTAGAACTCTGGTTTGAGCGGAAGAACGTGGCGGCCCTGCGGGAAGACGCCAACGAGCGAATGCAGCGGGCAACCCAGTTCTATTCCAACTCGCTGGGCACGCGCAACGAGGCCCGTGAGATTGCAGGCGTTGAGCCATTGGAAGAGGCCAACCCAGACGGCTACCTCTACTACGGCACGCCCACCGAGGACTCTAAGGCCGCTACCGAAGAGGCCAGCCAGCACCAGCAAGACATGAACGCGGAACAGCAGGGGCTAGAAGACGGTCAAGACGAGGCCGCAACTGGCGAAAGCGAAGCAACCGAGGGCGACAACGAAGGGGACGCCGAAAATGAATGACCTGGACACCAACGATCTTTCGCCCCCTGAGACCGTCGCCAAGCTCCGCAAGAAAAAGCTGAAGCGCAAGAAGAAAGCCCACGTCGGCTGCTCGTGCCAGAAAGCCATCGACTTTGCTCAGGCGGTGAAGGCTGCCATCGCTGCCCCCAAGGCTCCCAAAGCACCTGCGGCACATTTCACAAGCGGGCAAAGCAAATGGGACGAAGCTAAGCATCGCCGCATGCACGGCAAATTTGCATCCACGGGCGGAAGCGCTCGCGCCAGGTTTGCCCATGCCAAGCGGCACGCAAAGCGAATTCATCAAGAGTTGCTACAAAAAGAAAAGTCAGCGCGAACCAGCCACGAATATCATCGCCAGCAAGCTGCCGAAGGTTATGGCAACAAAATCGATTTACGCAATGCTGCCAAGCATCACGAACAAATCAATCAGCGTGGCGCAACCAATGCAAAACGGTTAAAAGCGCTAAAAGAATCGCAGCGGCAACGCATTCGTCAAAAGACAAACAAACGTGGTCGTCAATTGGCAGAAGAAGCCGCATATTTTCATCATGCCGCCCAGCATGGCATCATGACGCACGCGCAAGCAAAACAAGGCATTGCCGACCGTGAAGCCAAAATGAATAGGCTTCGCCAACGATGGGACCGCATCAAATCCACCAAAGCGATTGGCGACGACCTCAAAGCTATCGCTGCACCCAAGGCCCCTGCCGGCCCCAAGGCGCAAGAGTTGGTCAAGCACCAACACACCGGCAAGCTGGTGAGCAAGAAGAACAAGACCGGGCGCACGGAATGCAGCCAGGCCATGAGCGACTGGAAGCGTGGGCACCCCACGCCTCAGACGTTTACCACGCTCGCCAAGTGCCGTGCGATTGCGGCAGGCTACCGACGCGCACAAGGCCACCGTGAAGCAGGCCGTGAGGCAATGGCCCAGACGCTGGAGAAACGGTTCAGCGGGCAGCATGTGACGCAAAAAGAGCGGCTTGCGCGTGCGCAGGAATTGTGGGCACAGCGTGCGAGCGGGAAGCAGACAGCAGCACCGCAAGAAGGTACCCAAGCACCGGCACAACTGAAAGAATCTACCCGCGACTTGATTAACGCATCCCGCCGCAACAAAACGGAATACACGTCAGAACAGCGAACAATGGCGGCTAATTCCATTCGTTCTGAACGGCAAGCCGACCGGGAAACAGCACAACGGCAGAAACAGCAAGAAGCGTCTATTCCGCTGCAACGTAAACGAATGGACAAGAATGTCGTTCTTGCCAAGCAATACTTGGCAGGTGGTGGGCAACTTGTGAACGCCAACCCGCGACGAATCACCACGTACACATCGCCAGAGCACATCGTTGGCACCACCAGGCATGGTGAGATTCGCGTCATGGAACGGGGCAAGTCTGTTGCCCTGCCGTTAAGCGAATCCAAGCGGCTTGTGCAGCCTGCACGTAACGCCCGTGCTGCCGAGCTACGCGCCCAGCGTGCGGCCAAGCCAGCGGCACAGCCTAAAGCTGAGCTAAAGCCGATCACGCGGCACCTGCTCAAGCAGGCTAAGGAAAATGCGTCATGGATGACCCCGCAAAACAGGCTGGACGAAGCTAACCGCATTCGTGGCGAAAAGCGTGCAGCACAGGCCAAACCAGCGGCACCGAAGGCTGAAGGCCGGGGCACGGCTGAGCGATTGGCAAAAGCGAAACGTCTCCGCGAGCAGCGATCCGACACGATTTACAATGCTCAGAAAGAAAAACTACTTGCTGGTATCAAGCGTTTTGGCGGATCGCGGGCCAAAGGTGCTGGAACCAAACTGCTCAACGCAAAAACGCAATTGCATGAGCTAGAGGCACAGCGTGCCAAGCCCGCCCCCACACAGAGTGTCACCGTCGAGCAGGGCGGCACCGTGGCGACACAGGCGGCAAGGCCGAGCAGGCTGGAGCGTGCTAAGCGATTGGTTGCCAAGATCAACGCAAAACATCAAACAAACTTGCAGCGACTTAAAGAAAATAATGCGGCTATTGAAAATAAGCCTGCGGTTGGAAAACACATTGCTAAACATGGCCTTGTCCGTGGCAGAATTCACGATTCTTACAAGCGCATGGACAAAGCGTTTCGCAAAGTAAAACAACTTGAACCTAATGCAACGCCAACACCCACCCCCACCACTGGCTCCCGTGGCCCGTTGCCCAAGAGCAGCAAGCCGCTGGCGACACCAGGGCGCAGCGACACTGCACCCAAGCCGTATGTGAAGCCGAAGGCGAAGCCCAAGGCTCAAGGCAGGGGCACGGCTGAGCGGCTACAAGCGGCCAAGATGCTTGGCGGTGCACGAAATGCGGTACGAAACCCGCCACCAGTTCAAGGTGTGAGCCAGAAGCAAATTGATTACGCGGCATCTACGAGACAACGCCAAGTTAATGCCACGTTGGATAGTGGTGTTCGTGATTCCGGCACGCACGCATACCGAATTCATAACGCCTTGAAAGATCCATATCTTAGCCCCGAAGGGCGTGAGGCGTTGCTTGCCGAACGACGAGCACTAAGACGCAAAACCAAAAACCAGAGATACCAGCGGTTGATTCAAGCCGGGAAACTGGCCAGCCAAACACAAGCACGCGCTATTCTTGGATAAGGAACTCACCCATGACTGACGACACGCTGAGCATGTACGGCGGCGAGTGCAAGGCGCTCGGCCCTGCCAAGGTGGGCGGCTTCCTGGTACGTTTCGGCACACCAGCCGATGCCGACGTGCAAGGCGATTTCTTCACCAACCAGACGTACTACGGCCAAGCGGTAAAAGGCCAGCTAGACGTGGTGTATCACCACGGCCTAGGCCGCGTGGATGACATTGCCAACCGCCTGGGCAATGAGATTATTGGCAACGGCTCCATCCAAGTGCAGGACGGCGGTCTCTGGTTTGAGGCTGACCTCGACATGAGCAAGCCCGATGTGAAAGCCGTGTACGCCAAAGCATCGCAGGGACTTCTCGGCTGGTCAAGCGGATCAACCGAGCGATTGGTGAAGCGAGAAGCTGTGAAGGCCGGCATCACCCGTATTGACCGCTGGCCATTGATCGAGGCGAGCTTGAGCCCCAAGCCAGTAGACCCCCGAAACAAAGCAATCGCCCTCAAGGCGTTGTTTGATGGTGAGCCCCCGGTTGCCGGGAGTCTCATCGGCCGTGCTGATACGTTGGTTGCCGACGTGGAGGCAGTTGTTGGCCTGCTCCAGAAAGCCTCTGACCAGAGGCACGAGCAAGGCCGTTACCTGTCTGCGGCCAAGAGGGAAGCCGTCAAGGCTCTACGGGATGTTCTCGCTGAGCTATACGACACCTCCGCACCGCGCCCCGATCCGAACGCACTTCAGGCACTTCAGAAACGCCTGTTAGCGGCCCGGATCTGACCACGAGGTTTATCAATGTCTGAAGAAGTACAGAACGACGCGCCGCCAACGCGCTCGGAATTGGTGAGTGCCTACACCGAGATTCAGGAGGCCGTCAAGGCTCTCCATGATCACGGCGGCGCTGACCTGGCCAACCTGACCACCGAGCAGGCCGAAGACCTTCAGGCCCTGCTTGATGATCGGGACGACATTAAGGCCATGCTGGACAGCCTGCCTGACCCACGCGGGATCAAGGCCCGTGTTGAGCAAGGCGAAAGCTACACCAACACTCGCGGCATGCGGCCTGCCATCACCGGCAGCAGCAGCAACACCGAGAACAACAGCAACAGCGATTTCAAGGCTACCGACCGTGTTGACGCGATCAAGAGCGAACACGAGAAGTACCTGGAAAAGGGCGAGTTCAAGAGCTTCGGCCATTACCTTTATGCCGTGCGTGACCACGCAATTGGCATGAAGAGCGGTCGAGGTTTCAACCGCGAAATCTCCAACTGGCAGGAAAAGCTGAAGTCCTCGGACAACGCCGTCAAGGCGCTGTACGGTGACACGAAGGCAACCGGTTTGAACGAGTACGCCGACAGCGAGGGCGGCGTGATGGCTCCCCTCCAGTTCGCTGCGGGAATCTGGACAAGAAGTCTTGATAACGACTTCAACATCCTGAGCCTTATGAACCCGATCCCCACGACCGGCAACACGGTCAAGGTTCGGGCTCGCAACGACAAGAGCCGCGCTGACGGCAGCCGTGATGGTGGCGTGCTGGCCTACTGGAACGGTGAAGCCGCCCAGTACACCAAGGTTAAGCCGACCTACCGCACGATTGACCTGCGCCTGGAAAAGCTGACCTTGCTGATTCCCGCAACCGAGGAATTGCTTGACGATTCCACGGCAGCGGAAGCCGAAATCAGCGACGTGGCCGCACGGGAACTGCGCTTCAAGACGAATGACGCATTCTTTCGTGGCAACGGCACCGGCATGCCCCTGGGCATGCTAAACAGCCCCGCCAAGGTCACAGTTGCGGGCGCTGGCAACGGTGCGAACAACACCGTGACCGCAATCAACATCGACAATATGTGGATGCAGCGGGCTAAGCCTTCGGGCGACGGCTATGTTTGGCTCGCTAACCAGGCCGTTGAAGGTCAGCTCCAGCGCATGTTCTACACGGGCACAAGCACGAACACCTACGGGGCGACGTTCGCGTATACCCCCGGCTCGGCGTTCAACGGTGCCGGTCTGCCCATGCTTAAGGGCAAGCCCGTGTATTACAACGAGTTTAACGAAGACCTGGGGGCCGAAGGGGACTTGATCCTCATCGACCCCACCCAGTACGCCGTGGCCGTCAAGGCCAACGGCATTACGCAGCAGACCAGCATTCACTTCCTGTTCGACACGGGTGAAGTGTTGTTTAAATTCTATCTGCGTATGGATGCTCGCCCGTATTGGGAATCGGCCCTCACGCGATACAAGGGCAGCAATGCCCTGAGCCCGATCCTCACCCTTAATGCTAACCGTGCCTGATGGCACCGGGCGGTTGAGATTGTCTTGACCGCCCTTTTACCCCGACTTCATTGGAGTAAATTCCATGCCATTCGCAGGCGCAAGGTTAAGTGACAAGATTACGGTGGTTGAGGCTCTGGCCCCAGTTGCACCGTCCAGCGCAAGCCCCAACTGGCTCAACCTCAAGTTGGTCAAGGGCTGCCAGGTTTTGATCAGCGTGAAGAACAGCACCACCGTGACCGGCTCGGCCATCACGCTGAACCAGGCCAAGGACACCAGCGGCACCAGCTCAAAGGCGCTCGCTTTCAGCAGCGTGCTGGTGAATGCCGACACCGCCACCAACGGCGGGCCATCGTGGACCAACACGGCGGTCACGTCGAACACGTTCACCACCACCACCACCAACAGCAAGAACGCCCAGTATCTTATCGACATCGACAATTCTTTGCTTGATAAGAACAACGGGTTTACTTGCCTCCAGGTAGGTGTGGCCAACGCTGCCAATACCACGATCAGCGTGGTTTATATTGTCGAATCGGACTACGGCGGCAATTACGCTGCCATGNCCAAGCTGACGAGCTAAACCATGCTAACCAAACCGAAAGTCGCCCTGGTCATGCCTCACTATGGTGGGGTGGAAGCCGGGGCGGCTATCGCCCTTTGCAATGCCCCCGTCCACCCGGACGGGAGCAAAGCACGGGGGGTGATCACTCGCACGTCTGTTACGTCCACATCCCTGCTCTGCCAGTGCTTCAACCGCCTGCTTGGGTTGGCGCTTGATTGGCGTGATGAAGGGACCGTGACGCATCTGGCCATGCTGCACGCCGATCTTGTGCCGCAACAGTTTTGCTGGGTCGATACCTTGCTGGAGCAGATGGCAAGCCACCGACTGGACATGGTTTCCGCCGTGGTGCCGATCAAGGAACACGAGCGAAAGAAGACAAGCACCGCCATTGGTGACACAGCCGACCCCTGGAAGGTTAACCGATACATCAACGTCGAAGATTACGGCAACACCCCCGAGACTTTCACGGCTGCCGATGTTTGTAAGCCT